TGACAAACAAGAACAGTTGCTGGAAGAAAAACGTCGAGCACTACAGGAAACAGCCCTGCAAGCACTAGCAACCAACACACAGTTAATGGAACGTCAGGATGCACTAGCTGCATTGGGCGAATTAGGCACTGTACCCAAAGTCTTCTACGACAACGAAAGCGATGCGTTTGAACATCGTAGTAGTATGGGTGCGCTGTTGGCTCAGCTTACTGCAAAACAAAATGAATCTGATCCCTATGTTGAACAGATCCGAGAAATGCAAGAACAGGCTCTGGAAGAAATTACCTATGACACAATGAATGCTTTGGATGATCTTAAAAATCACCAGGAATTCTTGTTGAAACTACTGACAAACAAAGATAGTTTTATTCGTAAGCGTATCATTGATCAGAACTTGAGCTATCTAAATGCTCGATTAGGACAATACTTAGATCGCATTGGCTTGCCGCATACTGTAAAATTCAACAACGACTTAACTGTAAGTATTACAGAACTAGGACGTGATCTAGACTTTGACAACTTGAGTCGTGGTGAGCGCAACAGATTGATCCTGTCACTGAGCTGGGCCTTCCGAGATGTTTGGGAAAGTCTGTATCAGCCCATCAACTTGCTGTTTATTGACGAGTTGGTTGATTCGGGTATGGATAGTTCTGGAGTAGAAAATGCTTTGGCTATTCTGAAAAAGATGAGCAGAGACAATCGCAAAAGTATTTGGTTAGTCAGTCACAAAGACGAACTAGCTGGGCGGGTAAATAACACGCTAAAAGTTGTTAAGGAAAGCGGCTATACTACGTACAATACAGACGTAGACATAGTTTAACTAATATTTTTATCATGGCACATTGAAAACTAAGTAGTTGATGACATGGATATTTCAAGGAAAACCAGTGGAAACTCTTCCCGATGACTGCGTGGGTTTCGTCTATCTCATCACAAATAATCTATCTGGCAAAAAGTACATAGGCAAAAAACTAGCGAAATTCGCAAAAACCACTTATAAAACAGTAAAACTCAAGAACGGCAAAAAGAAAAAGCAAAAGATTCGAAGCAAAATCGACTCTGATTGGCAAACCTATTATGGCTCAAACGATCAACTAAACAAAGACGTTCAAACTCACGGCACCGAAAACTTTACCAGAGAAATACTTTATATTTGTAAATCAAAGGCAGAATGTAGCTACATTGAAGCCCGAGAACAATTTACACACAGAGTATTAGAATCAACAGATTATTATAACGGACAAATCTCAGTCCGTGTTCATGGCTCACACATTTTAAACAAACTCAATGGATTATAATCCTGAAGTAGAGAAATTTGTAGATTTTGTAGATTTTACCAAAGACGATCCCTGTATATGGGTTGTTTTCACTGCTGGCGCAGCAGGAGATTTGATAGCTTCTATGATTTCATTACATTATGCTAAACCCGCAGCAAGATTCTTGGGTATAGCAGATAATGGACAAGTCATATTTCGGGATTCAAATAGTAAAAAACTTAACAACGACAAACGTTTAGAACTAGTAGTAGAGAACATAAACAAAACTTTATCCAACGAATACAATAGCAACTACAGCAAAATCGATCAAATCATACTTTCAAATCACAATCATGGCATAATTGAAGTCACTAAAATTTTAGAAAATTTCTCTCAGGCAAAAATCATAAGAATCACTCCGGCAAACTCTTACGAAAACGATATAGTAAATTGGTTATCAAATTTAAAAAATAAAAATCAATTGACTGATTTTGTTGTAACAAACAAAGCGTACTCGTATAATCACATAGAACATCCCAGTGTATTAAATCTAACTCTATCTGACATTATTAATCAAGACAAATTTGAACAAACTTATCAGCGAATTACAGAACACTTAAACTTAAAATACAAATTAATCAGATACGACCTCATAAACTATTGGCTCTCTAAACAGCATCCTAACATAATCCCCGATTTAAAAAAATTGTAATACAGTACGGCTCGCACAGGCTAACTCCGTGTGCCCACGATAAGAGGATCTAGGATCACTCGGACGGAAATCTCTTTGCTGTAAAGAGTGCTCAACCACTACCCAGTTGGATGAAGATCGCTTGTAAGACCTGCGATTTGGTTGTTTGAATAGGATGTAATATAGGCAAAAAGACGTAGCAGCGATGCTACACGTTCATATAGTATGTTAGCGTATATTATATGAATCGCCGTTGATAAGACGGAGCTCGAGGTACCGGTCAACCGCCTCTGTAATTGCTCTAACGCTAGGTGATGTGCTACTCAGATGAAAGCAACTCTTTCCTTTTGTCCCGGGTAACCGGGCAAAGTGTGACGATTAATCTAGATGAACAGTAATGTCGCTTCGCTCCCCTTGATTATATTCCTTCAATAAATTAAAAATAATATTGATGAGCGCAAGCGAATCAATGGATGTGCGTAGCACATCTTAGAAGAATGGAAGTCCTGACTTCTTAGTAGCTTCCATATTGCTCTTAACTATATCCCCGATGATGTTTCTTTCTTCTAAACTTAGCATCATTGCCTCGTCATAGGTCACACCACCACGCATATACCAGCACAAAGATAGAGTTTCTTGTTTAAGGGCTTTTGCCGATGATTCTAGTTCTTCAATGAAACTGATAATCTCAGCTTCATCCATCCGCAAAAGCCTTAACCGAAAAAATTGCTATGGTCGAATGTCAGCTCAGTGCTAAATTGTTTTTGGCATTCTTCATTATCGCATTTAAGTTGTAGGGGTTGGATCTTAAAAGTATCTGTTAGTTCTTGTACAGATGATTTGATACTTTCATATATCTGACGACTACAACTATCCAAGAACTCAGCAATCATTGCAGGGTCTGTGACAACTACACCTTCTTCTGTGGTAACACTGGCAATGCTGTCTACTACAGTATCGATATTCAACTGTCGTATCTTTTCAAATCCCTTTTTGAATTCTAGCATCTTTTGTTCTTCGCTCAGGGTCTCATTCTTGACAACGTTTTGTATTAGCTTGTCTTGTTCAAATGTAATCATACCCATCTTGTTGATGTTTCTGTACTTTTGTGGTTTGAACTTGAACACTAGATTATCAAACGTAAACGGTCTGTTGTAATCTGCTTTACCAACACTGTCTAGAACCATGTTTAAGTCTATTGAGTAATCGCTTTCTGTCTTGCAGTGCGTACAAGTAGCGCTGAAATCCATGACTTTCCCATAACTTGCCAATCTGATGGCAATGAATATAGGGTCAAGATCCACAGCAGGAATCTCCCAAGGGTCCTTGATTCCAGGGCAGCAACTGCGAATAACATCAATAACTGCTTGACCGTTCAATAAAGCATCTGGTGTCTTCAAGGCCAACTCATCTTTGACTGTCATTGGGTAAACGGGTATAGTCCCAGTGGCAGATAGTTCCACTGTTCCCTCAGGGTAAAACACTCCTCTGCTGGGTAGACTAAGATACAGTGCGGGTTGGCGGAAATGCTTGGCTAATGGATTAGCTTGGTTAACCATGGTTCGAACTCCAATAAATAGATGTAGTAATACAATATTTATAGCGACACAATATGGCAAGTTCAGTAAAGGTCAACATTCCCGGAGTGGGCACAGTAGAAGCAGAAAATGCGGCCAGTGAAGCCACGCTCTTGGCAATCTTAGCAGCAATGCAGAAAAGCGAAGGCACTAAGAGAAAAGAAGAAAAGGCACGTTCTGCTGAACTCAAGAAGCAAGAAGCAGAAGCACAAAAAGCTGCAAAAGAGTGGGAAAAGTCTTTAGAAGGACTCACTGCGTCTGAGAGAAAGGCCGCTGAGGATAAGAAAAAGCGTGAAAAAGAACGCACTGAGATGTGGGACAAGACCAAAACTGGTATGGGTGCCGCAGGCAAAGAGATATTTGGTGCGTTTGGTAGTATTGCAAAAAGTGCTGTCAGTGTAGCTACTGCATTCTTAACATCATACGATGACATTGCCAACAATCCTATTGCTGCTGGTGCCGCTGTATTAAATGCTGGGATTGACGCAGGTAACACAGCAGTTCACGGTGTAGCCAATGCTGCTGCTGGACTTGCTAATGCATTCGGTCCTGTTGCAGGCGCATTTGTCGGTGGGCTAGCCAGTCTGGTCACTGGTATCAGTGACGCTGCGGCTGCTATCCTAAAAGCCACAAACGAAGTTATGGCCAAAGAATTTCAGAAGTCTACACAGGCTCTGAAAGATTATACCAAACAGGGTGCTAGTTTTGCTGGTGGTATGGCAGAGATGCGTAATCTTGCCAATGACGCTGGTCTAAGTCTTACCACCTTATCTAAGGCATCATCAACATCAAGTGAATCGTTGAGACAAGCAGGATTTTCACAGGGTGAGGGTACTGCAATGCTGGCAAAGGGGTTTGCGGCAGCTACCAAAACTATTGGTAAAAGCGGTGCAAGTCTGAGTAACGAAATGTTGGCTTTGGGTTACAGCTATGAAGACCAAATGGCTATTCAGGCTGATTATATGTCTCAGCTAAAACGTACTGGGGTAGATTTAAAGAATCTTTCTCCCACAGAGCTTGCCCAAGGTACTCGTGAATATGCTAAGAATTTAAAAGTTATCAGTGACATTACTGGTCAAGATGCTAAAAAACTCATGGACAAAGCTGCGGCTGAAACACAACGAGCAAGTTTGATGAGTGATTTGGATGCAAAACAAAAGACTGCGTATCAGGCTAGCTTTGCTGCGCTAGAGAAAATGGGCCCAGACGCTGACAAAGCACGACAAGCGTTGTATCAGATTATGAAAACTGGTACTACTAACGTTGTTGGATATACTTCGGGTCCTGCTCGTAAGATGATTGAAGACATGGCCAAAGGTGTCAAGTCTGGTACTATGGACTTTAAAGGTGCTATTGGTACAATGGCTAGCGCTTCAAAAGAAGCCGCCGCAGCAAACAAAGGATCTGTTGGGGCTGCTACTGACTTTGCAAAAGGTATGGGTGCAACGGGTGAAGCTATTGACGCATTCTCTCAAACTCAAAACTCTATGCTATCGTTGAGTACTCAAAATTTAGGTGAGATGGTAGACAGCAGCAGTAAGAGCGCAGATGCACAGGCTAATCTTGCTGGCAAAACTGGTAGTACAGAACAAAGTTTTGCCAACATCACAGCACAATCTCAAAAAGCAGCGGCTGCGATGGAGAAGTTTACTGGCAGTCATCTTGACACGTATGCTAAGTTATTGGCAGATACATTTAAAGAAGCATCTGACACTGTGATGAAGGGTGTGCATATGGCTAATATGACCACAAAAGAAAAAGCCATTGGCGCTGGTGAGCAAGCATTGGGTTATGGCGCTGTCGGCGCAGGTGCAGGTGCTATTGTTGGCAGCGTTGTTCCATTGGTTGGTACAGCCATTGGTGCTGCGCTTGGTGGTATTGGTGGCGCAATCTACGGTGGATTTAAGGGTTGGTCTGGTATGGCTGACGGTGGATGGGCTTCAGGTGACCCATCGGGATTCTTAGAGAAACTACACGGTACTGAACTTGTCATTCCAACAACTGGAGGTATGCTAGACACTAATAGCACTGGATATACCGAATTGGTTAAAGCTGTTGGCGGAACTCCTGCGTCAGGAGCAGGTGGTGGTAGCGAAGAATTGATGCAAAAAATTGATCAATTGATTACAGTATTGGGAGCACAGACTGGTGCAACAGTAGTAGCACAGTCTGATAAGGGCGATATGATTGCAAACGCATTCAATGGTCTACAAGATATGATGGCCAAGCATCTAGATATAAGCTCAGAAATGGCTGTCCACGCTAAAGACAACAAAGACCTAATGCAGAAACTTCTTAATGTAAGTATGTAATCTATAAATATAGCATTACAGGGATATATTCATGGCCGGATGGAAAAAGTATTTTAAGACCAGCAACTTTCAGGGTTCAGTAAGCCCGATTGGCAGCGGGTCACAGACAGTAAACCCAGCGTATCGTGCCACAGCCAGCACACTACCTGAAGTTTATATCGGACACCCAAACCGTATTGAACGTTATAATCAGTACGAACAAATGGACATGGACAGCGAAGTTAACGCTGCCCTAGACATTCTTGCTGAGTTCAGCACACAGAAGAATACAGAGAACGTCAGTGCATTTGATCTGCACTTCCACGAAAAACCCACAGACAACGAAGTCAAAATCATCAAAGAACAGCTACAACAGTGGATTACTTTGAATGAATTTAACAAGCGTATCTTTAAAATTTTCCGCAATACTATCAAGTATGGCGATCAAGTTTTCATCAGAGACCCAGAGACATTCAAGTTATTTTGGGTTGAAATGTCAAAAGTTACCAAAGTTATTGTTAACGAGAGTGATGGCAAAAAGCCAGAACAATACGTTGTCAAAGACATTAACCCTAACTTTCAAAACTTGACTGTGACTGCGGTTAGTACGTCAGACACATTCACTAATCACCCACAAGTAGGTGGCCCAAGCGGTAGTTATGTTCAACCTCGCAGCCCTTACAGTGGTGGTTCAAGATTTAGTCACGCACAAAACGAAGCAGTGGTCAACGCTGAACACGTTGTACACTTAAGTTTAACTGAAGGTCTTGATATATTCTGGCCTTTTGGTAACTCAGTACTAGAAAACATCTTTAAAGTTTTCAAACAAAAAGAATTGCTTGAAGATTCGATCATTATCTATCGTGTGCAACGTGCGCCAGAACGCCGTATGTTCAAGATTGACGTGGGTAATATGCCAACACATATGGCTATGGCCTTTATTGAACGTATTAAAAACGAAATCAATCAACGCAGAATCCCAACACAATCAGCAAGTGGTCAGAATATGATGGATGCTACATACAATCCATTGCAGACTAACGAAGACTTCTTCTTCCCACAGACGGCTGACGGTCGTGGTAGTAGCGTTGAAATCTTACCAGGTGGTCAAAACTTAGGTGAGATCACAGACTTGAAGTTCTTTACTAACAAACTATTCCGTGGTCTACGTATTCCTGCAAGTTACTTGCCAACTGGTATTGACGATGGTTCACAGACTATCAGCGATGGTAAAGTTGGTACAGCCCTGATTCAGGAATGGCGTTTCAATCAGTATTGTAAGCGCTTACAGGGTATGGTCATTGACAAGCTGGATCAAGAGTTTAAGATGTTTATGCGCTGGAGAGGCATCAACATTGACGGACAGATTTTTGATCTACAGTTCAATGAGCCACAGAACTTTGCGCAGTATCGTCAGGCAGATATTGACGGTGCCAAGATTGGGACATTCACACAGTTAGAGCAATATCCATACTTCTCAAAACGTTTCTTGATGAAGCGTTATTTGGGCTTAAGTGAGATGGAGATGAGCGAAAACGAGATTATGTGGGCCGAAGAAAAAGGCAAAGCAGAAAGCGCAGATGCTGGTCAAGCCAACTTGCGTAACGTTGGTGTTACTCCTGGCGGTCTTGCAAGTGATCTTGAAAACGTTACTCCCGAAGCTGGCGCACAACCAGCTGGCGGTGCATTAGATCAGGGTGCAGAAGCTGGCGCAGCTCCTGCTGCAGGCGCTCCCGCAGCAAGCCCACCCGGTGTAATGTAACCAAAGATATAAATAACAGTATGTTTATATCAGATTTATTTGAATCACCAGAGCCTGCAAAGCCAGGCTATCAGAGTGAACAAGATGATAACAGCGTAATGAAACTCAGTGATTTACGCAAGACTCGTCTTACTCTAGCACATCTAAACCGTCTACGTATGGCTAACGATGTGCGTAAATTTGAATTCGAAACCAAGATGAAAGATATCAAGGATCAGTACGGTGCCAGTGCTGAACCAGTTGCGGGGCCAGGTGGTATCTGATTTATCTTGGAAAAATCCTCAAAAAACACGCATAAAACCCCCAAATCTGCGTAGTTATCTAAATAAATTATACAAAGCCAAACAAAAGGAGTTCCTTAAATGAACAAGTATGAACAACTCATTGAGAGCATTCTTAATGAAGACGAACAAGCAGCACGTGCTTTATTCCACGATATCGTGGTTGCTAAGTCACGTGAAATCTACGAAAGTCTAATGGACGAAGAAATGGGCGGAAACGCTTCACAAGGTTTCGTTCAAGACATTACTAACCAAAACGATCAAGCTCAAGACATGGGCTTGGGCGAAGACGACATGGAAGGTGGCGACATCGAACTAGACGGTGGCGACATGGACGGCGAAGAATTCGGTGACGAAGAAACATTCGGCGGTGACGGCGAAATGGGCATGGGCGGCGAGCACGGTGAACACGAAGAAATCACTTCTAAACTAGATGACCTAGAAGCTCAATTGGCTGAATTGAAAGCCATGTTGGGCGACGAAGGTGCTGAACACGGCGAAGACTTTAGCGACGTCGAGGGTGGCGAGGCAGGCGAAAGCGACTTTGACATGGACGGCGGCGAAGAACACACAAGTGGTTCTGGTTCTGCAGAAGCAGATGAAGGCATGATGGAAACTATGGGTTCTGGCATGAGCGGTTCTGGCATGAGCGGTTCTGGCAAGTCTGGTTCTGGTAAAATGGAATCTGCTAACCCATTTGCTAAATCTGGTTCTGGAAAATCTGGTAGCGGTACAAGCATGGGCAAATCCGGTTCAGGCAAAAGCGGTTCTGGCAAAATGGAATCTGTAACACGCCGTAAGTCAGAAGTTGAAATCATGAAAGAATACGTTGACAAGATCGGCGAAATCTACAAACAAGAGCCAGCTAGTGGCGAAGGTAAGACAGTTGGTACAGGCGGCGATGAGCCAACTATCAACCACAAGTCTATCGAAGGCCCAGGCGCTGACTTTGGCGGAACTAACGAAAATATCGTTAGCGGCAAAGGTGACAACGCTAATCCAGACGGCAAAGCATTCAAAGCTCCAAGCAATGAATACACAAAAGGCCGCGGAGACTTGCCAGGCGCAGGACAGTTTAAAAACGTTCCCGGTGGCAACGCAGGTAAGACAGCGTTCAAAACAAAAGAGCCAGGTCACGGCGCAGAGAAAAAATCTGGACCAGAAGGCAAGCTAGTTGGTGCTGACGGTAGCCGCCCAGTAAACAAAACCAGTGTTCAAAAGCAGAACACAGGCGCTAAGTAATTAGGACACGAAAATGGCTTTGTACCTAAAAGAAGATTTGACTTTCAATCAGGCGAATATGCAGATTATATCTGAAGATTCGGCTGATGGTAAAGGTAAAAATCTCTATATGAAGGGGATATTCATCGAGGGAGGTGTGAAGAACGCTAACCAACGTGTGTATCCCGTTCACGAAATTTCAAAAGCCGTTGACACCATCAATGAACAGTTAAAAGGTGGTTACAGTGTCTTGGGTGAACTAGATCACCCTGATGACTTAAAAATTAACCTAGACCGTGTCACTCATATGATTGAACAAATGTGGATGGACGGTCCCTGTGGTTATGGGAAGTTAAAAGTATTACCGACTCCGATGGGCAAGATTGTTGAATCAATGTTGACCAGTGGGGTTAAGTTAGGTGTTAGCAGCCGCGGTAGTGGTAATGTTAACGAAAGCAGTGGTCATGTGAGTGATTTTGAAATCATTACTGTGGACATTGTTGCACAACCAAGTGCTCCTCATGCTTATCCTAAAGCGATTTACGAAGGCCTGATGAACATGCGTGGTGGCGCACAGTTATTTGAGGTAGCTCGTGAGGCATCTCAAGATCAAAAAGTACAGAAGTACGTGCAAGAAGGCATCAAACGCCTTATCAAAGACCTTAAAATATAAAGGAGTATGGAACCAATGTTAGACGCTATCAAACCATTGTTGGAGTCTGGTATCATTAACGAAGGTACTCAGCAAGCTCTAAGCGAAGCGTTCGAGGCTCGTATCAACGAAGCCCGCGAACAAGTTCGTGCAGAATTGCGTGAGGAGTTTTCACAACGTTACCAACACGACAAACAAGTTATGGTTGAAGCTCTAGACAAGATGGTGACAGAATCTTTAACAGCCGAAATTTCGGAATTCCAAACAGAGACACAAAAATTGGCAGAAGATCGTGCGAAATTCAATGTTCGTATGGTTGAAGCTACACAAAAATTTGACAATTTCTTAGTTACTAAACTAGCAGAAGAAATTCAAGAATTACGTGCTGACCGTCAACAATACCAAAACAGTATTGGCAAGTTAGAACAATTTGTGATGAAAGCTCTGGCAGAAGAAATCCAAGAATTCGAAGCAGACAAGCGTGCCGTAGTTGAGACTAAAGTCCAACTTGTTGCAGGCGCTAAAGCTAAACTCGCTGAACTACAAGCTGCTTTTGTTGCTCGTAGCGCAGAGATGGTTAAAGAATCCGTTACTGCTAAACTAGAGTCTGAAATGACTCAGCTAAAAGAAGATATCCAAATTGCTCGTGAGAACATGTTTGGCCGTCGCTTATTCGAAGCATTCGCAAGTGAATTCGCAGTTACTCACTTAAATGAGAACACAGAAATCGCAAAACTACGTCAAGTCATCGATGCACAAAAAGCTGTCGTTGCCGAAGCACGTAGAGCTGCTCAAGAAAAAGCAAAATTAGTTGAATCAAAAGAACGTGAATTACGCATCATCAAGGAATCGGCAGATCGCAAGGCAAAACTTGCTGAAATGTTGAAGCCATTGAACAAAGAGAAAGCCACTGTAATGAGTGAACTTCTCGAATCAGTGCAGACAGATAAGTTACAATCTGCATTTGATAAGTATCTTCCTGCTGTACTAAACGGTGGCGCTGCTATCAAAGCAACACAAAAAGTTGCGTTGACAGAAAGCAAAGTCGAAGTAACAGGAGATAAAACTGCTAAGCCAGTTCAAAAACAAGAAGTTGTAGAAACAGCAAATGTATTTGAATTAAAAAGATTAGCAGGGCTTAAGTGACTTAACCCTAAAAGGAAAAAGGAAATAAAAAAATGACACAAGCATTATTAGAAAGCCGTTGGGGCGAGACAAAAGAAGCCCTGTTAGAGGGCTTACAAGGTTCGAAAAGAACCTCTATGGCAGTAATTTTGGAAAACACACGCAAGCACTTGGCTGAAAATGCTACTGCTGGCGCAACAACAGCTGGTAACGTAGCAACACTTAACCGTGTTATTCTTCCAGTTATTCGTCGTGTTATGCCTACAGTTATCGCTAACGAAATCATTGGTGTTCAACCAATGACTGGTCCAGTATCTCAGATTCACACTCTACGTGTTCGTTACACTGACGGTGTATCTGGCACAAACGGTGCTACTGGTACTGTTCCTGGTGACGAAGCATTGTCTCCATTCAAAATCGCTACTGCATATTCTGGTACATCGTCAGGTTATGCAACTTCTACAGCGACATTGGAAGGTGTACCTGGAAACCGCATCAACGTCCAAATCTTGAAACAAGTTGTCGAAGCTAAAACTCGCAAATTGTCAGCACGTTGGACATTTGAAGCTGCTCAAGATGCTCAAGCTATGCACGGCTTGGATATCGAAGCAGAAATCATGGCAGCTTTGGCTCAAGAAATCACTGTTGAAATTGACCAAGAAATCATCGGTTCTTTGAGCGCATTGGCAGCTACTGACTACGCATACGACCAATCTGCTGTATCTGGTACAGCAACATTCGTTGGTGACGAACACGCTGCATTGGCTGTTTTGATTAACCGCTCTGCAAACTTGATCGCACAACGTACACGTCGTGGTGCTGGTAACTGGGCGATTGTATCCCCAGCTGCTTTGACAGTATTGCAATCTGCTACAACAAGTGCATTCGCACGTACTACAGAAGGTACATTCGAAGCTCCAACAAACACAAAATATGTCGGTACATTGAACGGCGCAATGCGCATCTATGTAAACGCATACGCAAACGACAGCACACCAGTATTGGTTGGCTACAAAGGTTCGTCTGAGGCAGATGCTCCAGCATTCTATTGCCCATACATTCCATTGATGTCTTCTGGTGTTGTTCTAGATCCAAACACATTCGAACCAGTCGTAGGCTTTATGACTCGTTACGGATATGTTGAATTGACAAACACTGCGTCATCTCTAGGTAACGCAGGTGACTACGTTAGCGAAATCTCTATCGCTAACTTGTCGTTCCAGTAATCTTCTGTTCGGGAGCCCAGTTTCGACTGGGTTACAGAGGGAGTCAAGAAAGAGCCGCAAGGCTCTTTTTTGTTGGCTATACTCTAAATACAGGTGAGCGTAAGCTCTTAACAAGGAACTAAAATGAACACTCTAGCTATCTACGGCCCAGACGAAGACGACGGCGAAGAAGAATAAACAAGCCCGCTTCGGCGGGTTTTTTATTGACCAAACTATAAATACACTACTCAACTGAGTTCCACTTAGCCAAGTGGCGGTCTAGAACACCGTAACAAGGAGAACAAAATGGCAAAACTAAAAATAGCAAATCAGACAACACAAACTAGCGTCACATATCCACAACCAGAAGGTGATCGTTTTGTAAGCCCAACATTGGTCAACGGTTATCACGTTGGCGGCGTAGGCGGATTGACAAGCGATACTGGTCTACAGATTCAACCTCAGGTCTACTTGACTGGTGGTTCATCTACTACTGGTAGTATTGTTGCACAAAAAGGTGCTCACAAGTTCCGCGTCACTGACGGTACACGTACAGGTGATTGCACATTGGTAAACAGTCCAAACTTGACAGCTGGTCAAATGAACATCTTGATTACATTGAACACTGGTACAGCTTCTGTAGCAGCAGCCAACGTAGCTGGTGGCGCAACAAGCACTTACGTCACTTGGGGTTCTACTCCAACTGGCATTTATGCTACTCCACGTGTCGGTGATTACATCATCGGTTTCGCTGGTAACGCAGGTGTTGCACGTGTTACTGCAATCAACAGTACAAGTAACGTAACTATTGCTACAAACGGTAACGTTGGTGCACAAAGCAGCGTAACTGGTGTTACAACTAGCACATATGCAAGTCGTATCACTAACAAGTTTGTCTATGACTTCACAAGTGATGGTCAAATGGACAGTACAAATGGTACAGTGACTTACTACACAAGTGGTTACAACCCTACCAAGTATCGTTATGTATTAAACTCAAGTGCAGGTCCTAACGCAACTTTTGTAAAAGTTCAAAGCAACTAAAACAATAAGCTATATTGATATAGCACGACAAGTTAAAATGGTCTCTTCGGGGACCATTTTTTTATGGATTTTAACTTTGTCTGTAAGCTAAATAGTATATAACAGGGCAGAAAGTAGAATGTCTACATTTAAAAGAATTAGCGGTGATTATACCATTCAGAGTGTGAACACTGGTGATAAAGTTATCATCAATAGTGGTAATGTTTATATTGAAGGTAATCTTTGGGTTTCTGGAAACACTCAGAGCTACACATCAAACAACACTTCTATCAATGATCACATTATTACGTTGAACGCTGGGGTAACTAGCCCCAATCCTGCAGGTGCAAGTATTGTAGTAAGTCGTGGCACAAGTGGTCAATCAAATGCTGCAATTACTTGGAATGAGACACTGGGTGCTTGGCAAATCAGTGAAGTAGTCAACGGTAGCTATACTACTGCAAATATTGCTACACAGACTGGCACTGGGGTATTGTTGTCTAGTGTATCTCAAGACACAAGTCCAGTTCTCGGTGGTAATTTAAACATTTATAATCACTCAATTTACAGTAACGTCAGCGGGGTTCAGCTTTGGAGCGTGAGCGCACCGGGCGCAGGAGGCACTGGCGTTACTGTAACTAACTCAACATACGCAAACGTAGAGCTAATGTCTAAGACTAAAAGCATTGTCTACAGTATTATTTTTGGATAATGGAATAACAAAATGGCAATTCAAAACACAGCATTAACAACAACAGCAAGTCCAATCTTTGTAAGCTCGGGCAACAACGCTATCACTACTATCCATTTATGTAACTATACTGGCAGCAGTGTGCAGGCAAACGTTTATGTAGCTCCTAGCACTGGTAACGTGGCCAACAGTACAACAGTGATTTATGGTAACGTTACTATTGGTGCATACAACACCTTGATTATCTATCAAGAAAAATTCTTGTTAGCCAACGGTGATACAATTTATGCCAACGTAAGTGCAGGTAGTGCAGTAACAGCAACAGTAAGTTCACTAGGATTCTAATAATGGCAAGATTTCTTAAAAATCCTGACCTGGCATACAATGCACAAGCAGCTAAATTGCCCATTGTGCCTAGTAGTGCTTATGGTGATGTACCAACCAACGGACTGATTCGTTTCAATCAGGCAACCAATCGTATTGAGTTTTTCTACAACGGTGCGTGGAGTCAGATTGCCAAGATCGGTAGCGTACAAATCGTAGTAGATACGTTGGGTCCTGGCGATGGTATGACCATTAACTTTACCATGAGTCAACAAGAAACTGATCCAACAGCAGTGGCAGTGTTTGTGGGTGGCGTATATCAGCAGCCAACAACACACTACACAGTCAGTGGATATGGCCTAAGTTTTACTACAGCGCCCCCATTGGGCACAGTTAACCCAACGACAATTATTGTGATTCACAATATCAACAGCACTAACGTGCCTGCATAAGGAGCAATATGTCGTTAGGACGCATTAATGGGCCAATGTTACAACCCAACTTGGAACGCCAAGGGGTCAACATCGCCCTAGATGCAAATCTGATGTATTGGGACGTAAACAATCGTTACGTTGGTATCAATACTACTACTCCATCTTACGCTCTTGATATCGGCGGCAACGCTCACTTGGGTAATCTGTACATCAAGGGCAACACAATTACCACTGACAATGGTTACAAACTAAATCTGGGCAACGTCAGCAATCTGACGATCAGCGGTGGTACAGCAAACTCTGTTATGTACACAGACGGATTTGGCAACATCACGTTTGGCACACTGAACACAGTTGCCATGCTTGAGGGATTCACTGGCAACGGCATAACATTGGGCACACCCACACAGGGCAGTCTAAGCAATGCTGTGAGCATTAGTTCTCAGTATACCATCGCAGATAGTATTGCTCTGATAAATCAAAATTTAGGCAACGTCACTGCAAACGTCACCACGCTACAGTCTGCAAAATATTCAAATGCAAATGCTGCATCTTATCTTACAGTTTACAGTGGTAACATCACAGCCAACGTTGTGACAGCCAACACATTCTCTGGCAACTTTGCAGGTAATTTCTCTGGTACTATCTCTGGTAACGTCAATGGTACTAATGCAACTTTTGCAAACATCAGCGGAAACTTGATCACAGCAGCGCAGCCTTATATAACCAGCGTGGGCACACTGAGCAATCTAACTGTGACTGGTAACGTAACATCAGGTGCAGATTTTGTTGGTAATATCATAGCAGATACAATTACCCCGTATCAGACCAACGTCGTAGTGTTCACAAACAACACAGCAGTCAAATTGCCCAGCGGTAGTACTAGCACACGACCAAACGGTATTGCTGGATATTTCAGATACAACTCTGACATAGCAACAATCGAATACTATAATGGTACAAGTTGGATTCCGTTCAATAACCAAATTACCGATCAACAAATTACTCCTGATGGAATCAGCAACAGCTATATTCTAAGTCAGGCAAGTACCGCAGCTGGCTTGATGGTCAGCATCAACGGTACAATGCAGCTACCCGGAGTAGCATACACTGTCTCAGGTACAACACTGGTATTTGCAGAAGTTCCAAGAACAACTGATATCATTGACGTTCGTTTCATTGCCAGCGCTGGAACAACTACCTTAGACTATGAAATAGTAGACGTGGCCAACGTGGTAGTTGGGACTTCTAATGTAATCGTGGACAGTTTCAGTTCTAGTGTATACAGAAGCGTAGAATACGTAGTATCCAGCAGTAACGGAGTCGATGCTTCTATGTCAACAGTATTGTTGACTCAATTTGGCGGAACTGTGAGTATTGGTACGTTGGGTAACGTCAATACTGGCTCAAACTACTTGACTTTTTATGCGAATGCCTCGGGTAGTACAGTGAACTTTATTGCAAAAAGCACTACAAGTTCAAATCAACTCAGAATCCAAAGAACTTACTTTAATATCTAATCTCAGACAGTTAGTTCGAGGGCTGTACTACCACGGGATTAATAAATACAAGAACAGAAGACGAAAACTCAGGAAGATTAAATGTCTATAACCCGTATTCAGAATAATCAGATCACAGATAGTACCATCGTAGCCTATGCGAAGTTGCAATCTGGATCTTTGACAGGTAACTTATTTGCGTCATCACTAACGCTTAACAGCAACGTCACAATCAACGGTAACTTGTTCTTGGCGAATACTGGTAATGCTGCAACCATTAACGCTACTAACACGTACATCAACGACCCAATCGTTACTTTCAACAACGGATACGGTGGCTCTCTGAGCGGTTACGACATTGGTATGTTGATCAATCGTAACTTGACACCATTAGCCCCATACGGTTCAGTCAACACTGCTTGGGTTTGGGTCGAAAACGATCAGGCCTTTGAAGCTATTGCTACAACTAGTACTGCGACAAATGCTACAAGTTTAACCAGCAGTGGGTTTGCTAACGTCAAAGTCGGTAACTTGGTATCAGTCAGCGAAACAACTGGTACATTGGTCGTAACTGGCCCAACAACTTTAAACACTGCCACAGTGGGTGGGTTGCAAGCAGTTGCAATTGGTAACGCTACTCCTGGTACAGCAGTATTCACAACAGCAAACATTACAGCAACTACAGCAACAACAGGCATTGGATCTGGGGCATTACAAGTTGCGGGCGGCACTTACATTGCTGGTAACTTGTGGGTCGCTGGTAACATTAACTTTACTCCTAATGCAGTAAGCACTATTACTGGTAACAGCGCTCAGTTTTTTGGTAATGCCAGTGGCTTTGGTGCAGTGTATGCTGGTATCAATAGTGGGTACGTATATCAACCACAAACAGTAATACAAAACAGTACAAACTTCAACGGATACGCACAGCTTAACCATCAAAACATCAGCAGCGGTTCGAACGCAAGTACAGACTATGTGGCCACTGCGGACAACGGTACAGCAGTTGATACATATATTGACTTTGGTATTAACTCAAGTGGTTTCACTCCCACAGCAACACAAGGTCCAAATGACGGATATTTGTATATTCATGGTAATACAAATACTGGTGGCGGTAATCTATTACTAGCATCTGTTCATAACGATATCATATTTGCTACAAACGGTACAGACATTAGTAATGTCTATGAATACGGTCGTATCAAGGCCAACGGTAACGCTTTCGTAGTTAAATCTACTACAGCAGCCACAAACACTACATCAGGTGCATTGCAGATTGCAGGTGGTGTTGGTATTCAGGGTTCATTATACGCTGGTAGCATTCAGGCTACCCCAATTGGTAGTACAACTCCGAGCACAGCAGTATTCACTACAGTAAACACTACTGGTAACATTGTCGCTAACTCTGGTGTTGGTAGCTTGACTATTTACGGTAATGCAATTAGTAGCAACACTGGTAAGATTGGTCTAGGTAGTATCAGCAACGTACAGATCACTGGTGGCTCTAGTGGCTATACTATCGTTACTGACGGTGCGGGTAACTTGAGCTTCGCATCATTGCTGGGTAATAGTATTCAGCTTGGCGCTAACACAGCAGGACAGTTAGTAAGTAACGCTGTATCATTGACTAGTAGCACTGATATAACAGATGCTGTGGCTCAATTGAACGCAATTTTAGGTAAGCTAGTACCAAGCGCTCCATCAAGTTTCCCAACAAGCACTCTGACTACAAGTACAGGCGAGTACTCGGGTTATATGACAAGTGGTTGGTCTCAGGTAGACAACAGTGGTTGGGGTAACTTGGCAGTAAGTGCTGGTACTTTAGTTTCAACTTCTACCAGAGTAAGTACATTTGGTCTTAATACAATATCAAACAACGGTACAACTGCCAGTGGCGGCAATATTCAGTTGTTTGTCAATGGCTCTATTCCATCAAACAGTTATCATAATTTTAGTTCTACTGCTTCAAGCGCAGACAACGGATCATATGGACAAATAACAATTTCTGCGGCAGAAGATTATCACGTAGTATCAAGCAGTGTGCCAGCTGGGTTCTGGTATATTTTCAGTGTTTCTAGCAGTCTGACTGGTATCTCTAGTGGCTGGAACAGAACTAACTTGTACTATACTGGTGACGGTGCAAGCACAAACACAATTACTTGGTACTATGACGCAAGTGCTCCTAGCTCCCCTGCTTTCAGTGCAACAAGCATGGTATTGAGTAGTAACACAGTTACATATTCAAGTACTATCCCTCACTTGAACAGCAGTGCTGGCTTTACTCTATCTGGTACTGTGCAGAACTTGAGCGGTGACTTGTATTATTCAGCTTGGTCAAGCACTAGTGCTAACTTCTTCTCATCAACTGGATCGGGTGGGGCTCTACTAGCTCCGGCCAACAGAACACTAGCGCAGGTGGGTGTTCCTCTTCCGCTGACACGCAATAATGCATCACCCTATTCATTCTCAACTACGTCAAACGTAACAACAGGATTTGGTAGTGCAGCTTCAACACTTGGACCAGCAGTAAGTGTTTCAACTCCATATGCAACTACTAGCAGCGGAGCATTTGCCCCAGGAAACATTATTTTGTATAAGACAGGTACGACTACGCAGATTGAAGAAACTGCAATGACCAACACATTGAGTGGTGCGCCAAGTACATTCCGTATTGTCAACCCAGACGGCGGAACTGCGGCAGATACTCCTGCTTACACTGGTAGCGAAAGTGCATTTAACAGTTCGTCTAGTACATTGTTGTCAACAGACGCAACAGTGGTGGCTGCAAAACTACAATATGATATTACAAACTACTCAAGTGGTTATTATCCAGTAGGACCAAACTTAAGTTCGGGTCGTAGCAGTAGCCAATATTACACATTCAAGTTTTCATTGGCAGCTTTGTCTACATTCCACATCAACTATACAGGCACATTGGCTGGCTTGTGGATGGCTTGTCCAGGTGTAACAGATACTCCAGCAAGTCCAACCAACGGATGGTTAAACTGTGCTTCTGCTTATGGTGGTGCTGGTGTTCCAGGTACAGGTACTGGCGGTAACGGTACTAACGGCTGTGCTGTTGGTGGTAACGCAACACTGAACTCAAACGGATCATACAGCGTCCAAGTAACACTAGGATCTGTAAATACATCAAGTGCTGGTAATAAGAGTAATGAAATCTATGTCAGAGTTAAACTGACTAGCGGACAATCGTTGACTGCATTAAGCATCGCTACATAATAAGAGAAATATAAAATGGCAATATCACAAACGCAAATTGTTGACTACTTAAATAAAAAGGTTGGTTATAGTGTAGCCAAAACGGATACATCTACCGCAAAATATCCGTTTAACGAAAGTATAGCTAGCCCATTATTAACACCAGGTCAATATATTTGGCAGCAAGACTATTATATCCCAAGCACAGCATCTGCTCCAACTAGTAACACTGTAGTCAACGGCAGTACAATTGTTTCAGTATATAACACAAACACAAGTGCAGTAGTACAGGCAACTGCATTGAGTGAAAGTGTGAGCCAAGAAACTTGGAACACAGGTATTACAAACTGGATTCCTCCTAGCTTTGGTTCTGGTTATCAATTGAAACTATACGCAGGTCCTCCGGGCGCTAGTGCATCTAGCGTAGCAAACTTTACACAGCTACCAGTTGCGGGTTCAGGTGCCAACGATAGCTGGTTCTTTGACTATCAGGCAGGTATTATTAACTTTGCTGATACTAGTGTGCCAGCAGCCGCAGCCAACGTATCAAACGTTGTTTATGCGATGGGTGCTGTCTATACTGGTACTCTTGGTATTACTAACTATGCAAACATCAACGTAGTAGGCAACATAACCAGTGTAAACGGTAACTTGGTATTGACCAATGGTAACGTCTATGCTGCTAACTTTACTGGTACGTTGACTGGTGGTGCAACTACTGCTCAAAGTGCCAACGTTGCATATTATGATGTTATCACCCCACTGAGCAACAATCAAACATATTACTTAGAATTTGCTAACGTAACCAGCGGCAATAGTGTAACTGGTGCAGTTACAACAGTAAACGTTAACCCAAGTACAGGTACATTATCTGCAACAGCTTTCAGCGGTACTACTGGCACATTTGCTACATTAAACTCCAGTGGTACTAGCACACTAAACACAATAACTGGTGCTAGCTTTCAAGGTATCATTGGTAACGTAACTCCTAGTACTGCTGTGTTTACTACAGCTACAACTGGTGGATTGCAAGCAGTGGCAATTGGTAACGTAACTCCTGGCACAGCAGTATTCACTACAGCTACAACTGGTGGTTTGCAAGCAGTGGCAATTGGTAACGTAACTCCTGGCACAGCGGCATTTACTACATTATCAGCCAGCGGAGTCACTCAATTAACAAACAGTACTCAAGCAACTAGTGTAACAACTGGTGCTCTGCAAGTTACTGGTGGTATCAGTACACAGGCCAACTTGTTTGTTGGTGGCAACGTAAAAGTCACTGGCAACTTAGAAGTTGACGGTATATTAACATATTTGAACACTACTATTACTCAGTTAAGCGGTAGTGAAGTTGTTGCTGGTACTTTACAGGCCAACAGCGGCACTGCAAGCACAAGCACAACAAGCGGGGCTTTACAAGTATTGGGCGGAGCAGGCATCACCGGCGCGGCCTACATTGGTGGCGGTGTTCAAAATACTCCGATTGGTAACGCTGCCCCTAACACTGGTGCATTCACTACAGTAACTGGTGCTAGTTTCCAAGGTGTTATTGGTAACGTAACCCCATCGGCAGCTACTTTTACAACAGTCACAGCAAATACTGAATCAGTCGGTGGATTGCAAGCAGTGGCAATTGGTAACGTAACTCCTGGTACTGGCGCATTTACGACCATGACTGCAGGTAGCTTTCAGGGTGTTATTGGTAACATAACCCCAACAACTGCATTCTTTACAACTGCTAATGCTACTACATTACAGGCTGCTACTATTGGTAATGCTGGTGCAGTATTAACTGGAACATTAAGTACAGCAGCTCAACCAAATATTACAAGCACTGGTACATTAACTGGTCTGACTGTAAGTGGTTCAACCAGTTTGAACACTGCAACAGGTGCTAGCTTCCAAGGCGTAATCGGTAACGTAACTCCAAACTTGGGTTACTTTACAACAGCCAATGCAACCAACGTCTACGCAGCTACGATTGGTAATACAAACACAGCATTCAGTGGTGCAACAGCTACATTGACTGGTAATGCAACAGTTGGTAACTTAATTACTGCTGGTTCGAACGGTAACATCAGCGGGGTTAATACAATCTTTGCTACCACAGTTAATGCAACTACGTTGATTGGTACTTTGGCAGCAACATCAGTTTCTGGTACAGTGGCAACTGCTAACGTGTCATATTATGATAACGTAGCAACTTCATCTACAAATGCAACATACTATGTTGAATTTGTTAATGCTACAACTGGTAACGTTGCAACATATACTAACAGTGCGTTAACATATAACCCAAGCACAGGCAATTTGGCTGCAACAGCATTCATTGGGTCTGGTGCTTATTTGACTAACATCAACGCTAGTGGTATCACAGCCACAGTGCCAACAGCCAACGTCGCACTGTACGAACAGTTGACCAACAGTACAACTAACGCTACGTTCTATGTCCCATTCTACAACGTAGCAACTGGTAATGCAAGTGCATATACTAATACTTCTATCAACGTTAACCCAAACACTGGTACATTGAGTGCAACAGCATTTAACGGCTCAGGTACTTCTTATATCCAAACACTACAAGTCAACGGACAGTTGAGTGCCAGCGGGGCAATCATAGCTGGTAGCGGAGTCGCAAGTACAAGTACAGGCACTGGTGCACTACAAGTAACAGGTGGTGCTGGTATCACTGGTAACTTGAACGCTGGTTCTAGCACAGGTGTGCATCAACTTCTGGGTAACGTTGTTATCGGTACAGGTAACGGTTCAGCTGGTGCTCTGACAGCACTTGAAGTCAACCAAAACAACGCAGGTCCATTCAACAGTACGTCTACTGTACACATATTTGGTATTGCAAACACTGCTGCAAAATTAACAGTTGACAGTGTTGGTACATCAAACGTTACATCATTGATTGTTGCTCGTAGTGCAAGAGGCACGGCAGCTAGTCCATCAGCATCACAAAGTGGTGATACACTGGGCGCATTTGTTATTCGTGGTTACGGAGCTACTAGCTTTAACTTGGCAAACGCTGTATCAAGTAACGGTTTGGTAGTCAAAGCAGCTCAGAACTTTACTGATACTGCCCAGGGTACTACGATGCAGCTTAACGTTACTCCGTTGAATAGTAACACTGCATTTAGTGCAATGACTATTGACAGCGGTGGTAACATCGTAGCAACTCAAACATTGACAGTTGCTACTGGTCTAACTTCGTTGGCAAACATAACTGCAAACACAAACTTGGCAGTTATGGGTGTATCAAACTTTACTGGCACTGCAAACTTTAACGGGCTAGTTACAATTTCAAATACTACTCCTACAAACAGCACAACAACTGGTGCGTTGATAGTACAGGGTGGTATTGCTACTAGCGGCAACATTAACACTGCTGGTCAGTTCTTTGTTGGTACAAGCTCACAGTCTACTGTATTGACTGGCGCTTTGACAGTTGCTCGTGGTACAAGTACTACAGGTGCTGGTACACAGTATACACAAAGTGCATTGATCAACGGCACTAACACTGGATCAAGCGACTTTATTGCGTATGCAAATAATTATCCTGGTCCAAACAACGATCACGGCTGGATGGACATGGGCTTTACCGGTGACGGATTCAACGACCCAGTTTACTCAATCACTAAAGCCAATGACGGCTATTTGTTCGCTAGTGCTGCAAACAACACAGTTGGCGGCAACTTGGTTCTAAGCACAGACTATGCTGGTAACTACAACGATATCGTAATCGGTGTTGGTAGCTTCTATGCTAACGCAGAAGTTGCTCGCTTCCACGGTAATACAAGCAACAGTGGTACATTCGTAGTAAAACTACCAACCACAAACACATTGAGCGCAAACACTGGTGCTCTACAAGTTTGGGGTGGTGCAAGTATCAGTGGTAACGTATATCACGGTGGTTACAGCACACAAGTAGGTGGTGCAGTATTCAACACTGCTCAGGCTAGTGCAGGTACAAGCGGAGCAGCTAACCAAAATGCTCTTATCGTAAAAGGTGCAAATGACGGCACATTGCTTTACGCTAAACCATTGACTGCTTATGATGCAGTTATCATTGGTGGAAGCGGCGCAACTACATCATTCCCACAAGGCGCTAAGTTGGTTGTTAACTCAACTGATTCGATGTTGCTACCAACAGGTACTACAGCACAGCGTCCGGGCTCAACTGGTGGTACTGACACAGTTGGTATGTTGCGTTATAACACAACAAGCGGTGGCCTTGAATTCTATAACGGAACTGCTTGGCAAGCTCCATCTAGTACTATTACAGTTATCACAGACCAACAGTTTACTGGCACTGGTAGCACAGCAGCGTTCACTCTAAGCAGTGCAGCAACAACTGCAAGTACTATTGTAAGTATCAACGGTGTGTTGCAGATTCCAACACTGGCTTACAGCATAAGCGGTACAACACTGACATTCACAGAAAACCCAGCTAACGGTGACGTGATCGATGTTCGTGTATTGACTACAACAAGTACTGTAAGTCAGTTGAATGATACTACTGGTTTTAACAGTATTCAGACATTCTCTGCTACAAGCAGCAACGTTGGTATTTTGTTCACAACTGGTGTTATCGGTGGCAGTGCAACCAGTCAGTACGCAGTTGATACAAACGGTGGCTTTGTAACACTAAGTCCAAACGTAACAGTTGGTACAGCTGGCATTGCGACCACAGTTGATAGTTTGTATGCTAACAACTATAGCAGTGCAAAATACACAATCACAGCAACAATTCAGGGCACAAACATTCGTGAAATCAGTGAGCTATTGATGGTTCACAATGGTAGCGCAGCGGGTGCTGGTACAGCAACAGTAATGAGCTACGGCAGAGTAAACACTGCTGGTAACACATTGGTAACTTGGAGCGCAACAACTAGCGGTAACATTGCTCAGTTACAGGCTACAACAACCAACGCAAATACAATCTTGAGAATCAAACGAGATTATATGGCAATCTAAGTAGTTGGGCTGGATAGGCTGGCCCAACTTAACTTCCTTTTCGGGGAATATGGAACCGGGGAAATAAATGGCAAACAGCAATTTCGTAGTACAAAACGGGTTATCAGTTGGTAACTTAACAATCTTCGCGGGCAACGGCGATATCACAACCACTGGTAATATCTCAACCATTGGTGGCAGCTTTGGTGGTTTAAATCCAGCAAGTATCTTTAACGGGTCAAGTAACGTCAGTGTTTCGGCAAATAACATATTTGCAAACATCTCTAACACCAACGTTGTAAACATCAGCTCAACTGGTCAGACTGTAAACGGTACTTTAGTAACAGGTGTAATTAATGCAGCCACAATTGGTAACGTTGGTGCAACATATATTGGCAGCAACATCTCCAACCCAGTGACATTGACCAGCACAGGTACAACATCTAGCTATGGGCAATTGAACGTAGGTGGTCCAATTAACTATGGCCCAGACTATGGTCTTGTTGCATCGTTTGTATCTAACATTCCTGGCTATAACTACGTTGCGGTACAAAACTTGAGCAACACTGGTAACGCCAGTGCAAGTTTTACAGCATACAACAACACTGGTACTAGTTTTATTGACGTTGGTGTTAATAGCAGTGGTTTTAACGCAGGCGCTAGTGGATTTGTTAATAACTCATTGAATACAGCAGGTGCGAGCTATGCTTACTCACAGGGTGGCGATTTAGTTGTTGGTACTTGGAACAACAACGGCATTCACTTTATTACCAACGCTGTGACCACGGCCGGTGACAGTATGTTTATTGCAGGTAATGGTAACGTTTACATTTCGGGTAACTTGACTGTTAGCGGCAACACTACACAGATTAACACCATTACAAATTTTACAACTGAGACTGCAAACGTTGTTCAAACTGCATATCTGCAGGGTAATTCATCAATTAACAGCGGATCTATTACACTACAAAATAACTTTATTGGTACAGGTGCGTGGCAGTCTGCTGTAGTTGGTCCAACTTATGGTGGTACTGGTGTTAACAACGGTAGCTATACAGTTACACTAGGTGCTAGCGTCAACTTGAACCAGAACTTGAGAACCACAGATGCTCCTACATTTGCTGGTATAACTACATCGTCAACCATTGTACCAAGTTCTAACGCAAGTATTAACATTGGGTCAACTAGTGCTTGGTTTGCAACGATTTACGGTACAAGTACACA